TTTACGTTAGAGGACAATCCTTTTGTTGGTGAGGACTATAAGAAGCGCATACGCGAAAGCCTTACGGGCCTATTCTATAAGCGCAATTATTTAGGTCTTTGGTGTTTGGCAGAAGGCGCAATCTTTGACTTCTTCGACAGACAGACTTACGTTGTGAAACGTCCCCCAAAAGCTGCTGAATATTGGGTGGCTGGTATTGACTACGGCACATCCAATAACTTTGCATGTATGCTAATGGGGGTTTCAACCGGTAGATATGACCAGACCGGTGTTCAAAGGTGGTTTGAAAAGGAATATGTGTGGGACTCAAAGAAGCGTGAGAGGCAAAAAACCAACGCAGAGTATGCCGATGATGTGGTCCAATTCCTAGAGCCCTATGGTGTTAAGATGATCTACATAGACCCAAGCGCGGCTTCATTTAGATTGGAATTGCAAAGAAGAGGGTTTCAAGTAATAGATGCCAACAACGACGTGTTTAATGGCATCAACTACATGGTATCAGAAGTCAAGCGTGGCTCTATCATGATATGTCAAGATTGTGAGACAATGATACGCGAGATGGAGTCTTATGTATGGGATCCCAAGAAATCAGAAAAGGGTTATGATGTACCATTGAAGAAAGACGACCACTGCCTTGATGCTGCGAGATATGTTGCCTATACACACAAGATATCTGTGTATGATGGACAACATGATAGGAAGGCACAAGCTGATTGGATGGCAAATAAGTATACGCCTACAAGAAGGTATTAAAATTAATGTATAAAAAAGACGAAAATGGAAACCCATATTTTGATGCGCTTCCTGATCATATACAGCATGAACTAATGTTGATTTCCGAACAGATATCTGATATTTTAGACCCAATAGCTAACAATCTTCCAATTTCTATATTTCTTTGCGCATTAAACAACTACTATTTCTCATATCTTTTCTATGACGTTTTCTTAGGAAACGCCAACGAAATGGAAAAAGACACCGAAAACTTGGTGCGTATTCATAAAGAAAACATACAGGCAGTTATTCGAGCTTCCAGAGAAATTGAATAAACGTAAAAATAAAACTTTACAATTAAAAATACTTGAATGTATTACTTGATACATTAACAACTTTTATGTATGGTAAATCTAAAGACAAAACTTTGTTTTTGGAGGCGCTATTTCCTTCTACTCTGCCCCTTGGGACAATGCACTAGAACCATCGCAAGGCAACGTTAGACAGTGGTTAGATAACCTCTACTCTAAGTTTCAGCCTATTGAACAGGCGCGCTGGAATCAATCCAACATAGATACTCTTTTCTACGCTGGAGCGCAAACATTTGTCAACAGATATTTTAACTTCAGTCCAACAACATCATATCAGCAGTATTACTTTAATCTGATTCAGCAGCCAATCAACATGGTCACTGGTTATGAGAGACAGCACAGAAAGAATTTTTCTTATGTGCCATGTGAAGGCGCTGATCCACAGACAACAGATCAATACACGCGTTTGATTACGCATGTTGCTAATTCGGGCTGTATACATGAGCAAAAATCCAAGGCCAAAGAACTTTCGGCCGTGTCAGGCATGGTGTTATTGCAGCCCTATTTGGATTTTTCTGGCGATGACCAGGCACAAGGAGAGTTAAAAGTAAAAGTATGGGAGTATAATTCATTCCTTGTTGACCCTTATTTTAGATCTCCTGACATGTCAGATGCACAGTTTGTGTGGTGTCAGGAATACATAAGCAAAAAAGAAGCCGAGGATAGGTTCCCCGAAAAGACTGCGGCTATCACTCCCATGTCTGGGTCACCCCAACGATATGGGAGTTTTTACTTCTTGCCCGAAAATTACAATATGGCTCGTAACGATTTAATGGTTTTGAGTTATGTGTGGTATAAATGGCGTCGTAAAAAAAAGAGACTCTACAGTAAAACAAGGAATCAATTCTTTGATTTTTCTGGTGGAGAAGAGAACCTGGAACAGATCCTATATAACATCCCTGATATGGAAGTTGTGGAGGTTGAAGTTCCTTGTTGGAAGCTCGCTGTTGTATTGAACGATCAGTTGATGTACCAAGGCGAGAACCCTCTTGGGTTTGATGGGTGCCCTTTCATCCCCTACTTTTGGAATTATGAACCTCATATTAATTACTGGGATTTGCGCGTGAGGTCATTAGTCCGCACAATGAGAGACCCTCAATTCTTGTTTAACTACAAAGTGATACAGAATAATGATATCGCAGCAGCTACGATAAATGCGGGCTGGAAGCGAAAGATAGGTGCTGTTGCCAACGAAGATAACTTGAAGAAAGCGGGTCAAGGTTGGGATGTGATCATCAACCACGGTTATGAACTTACAGATGTTGAGAAGATATTGCCAAGCGCGGTGCCGGAGTCTGATCTGGCTTTAGCCCAACAGATGGCAGATCTTATCTACAACACATCTGGCATCAACATGGAGAACTGGAGTGGGCAGCAAGACAAGCAGACATCTAGCCTTACGGTTCTTCTAAAGCAAGCTGCCAATCTAATGGTATTCCAAAAGTATTTCGACCAGTGGGACTTCTCAGATAAATTACTTGGTGAGCGGTTGCTACAAGTTGTGCTTAATAATTGGAATGCTGAAAAGATAGCGCTTTTAATTGGTGAGGAACCATCACCCTATTTTTACAGCAAAGTTTTCTCTAAATTCCAGGTGATTGTTGAGGAAAGCGACTTAACTCCAACACAACAAAACCTACAAGCACAGCAGATGATGGATATGAATCAGGCGTTTGGTCGTGAGGTGTTCCCGCCATCAATGATTGTTCCGAAGTTAAACATCACTGGTAAGGCTGAGGCTATTCAATATCTGCAACAGCAGGAACAGCAAGCAGCAGCGGTTCAGCAAGAGACTCAAGATATTCAACATGCATTTGAAGATGCTAGATTGCGTGAGTTGTACTCTAAGGTGTCGTCTAACCTCGCAACAGCCAGGGAGAGACATGGTCGCGCTGAAGCTGACATAGGCCTTTTTGAAGAGAGATTAAGCGAGATTACACAAAACAGAGCCATGGCAACTAAAGCTAAAATGGAATCCTTAGAAAAACTCATTGATGTGATAGCTAAATACGGAGAAATTGAGACGGCTCTTAAGATGAGTGAAATACAAAACTTTGATTATATGCAAGAGCAGAAAGAAGACAACGAAAGGCATGATGCTAAGAGATCGGCCCTTGCAAATGATTTTAAAATAAGTATAATGGGTGGAGGGGGGCAGCCTCGTGGCATGTCTTCGGGTTTTGGTGAACAAGAGCCAGAAATGGCACAACAAATGGCGGTTTAAAATGGCAGGAAGAAGAATAGATGATCATTCATCATGGGTGGGAAAAGGTTCAAGCGGAACAGTATTCCCAATGGGTGTTAAACTAAAGAGTGAAAGTTCTGCAGAAGGTGCAGGAGAATTGAGCAAATACGAAGACACGTCTGAGGCTATTAAGTCTCAACAAATGGCTTCTAAAGCTCAAATAAAAAAATATCCGCATAAAGCAGGAACTAGAAACTAGTGGTGTGATCGGCTTTAGCATGTGAGCCGATCACCCTTTAAAGGAGAATTATGAAGACAGGATTTAAAGACCCTATAGGGCCTAAGACACCAAAGTCAGTAAAAGAGTCCCCTTTTGACTTTAGACAGCCTCCTTATGATGAGCGCAGTAGCTGCTATGTTAACGCGGGTTCCCATTATGGCGTGGGGTTTAAGCAGCCAGTAGGACATAAAGGAAATCCCAAGCAAAAGGTAGATGTATTACCTCAGGGTCGTGTTGATACTATGCAGGTGAGCCAGATACCAATAAGAAATTATCCATTGGATATTCAAGAATGAAACCATTAAAAGCACCAAAGCCTCTTAAGAATGCGCACACATCCAATGCCAAGAAAGGTATGGGTGATTATTATGGAACTGGAGTTAGGAATAAGCTTGGTAAGATCGTTGATGGATTTGGTATGAATCAAGTTAGTAAGAATAAATTAAGAACTCCTCCTAGAGGCTTGGCCTAGTTCAATCATTTTCTACACCTAGATGATCTTAGGGGGCCAACTTTCCTTTTTCACTTCGCATTCAGCGCACATGTTTGTTCCTGGTTTTCCCTTATGTATTTTATAACGCGGACCTGCATTTGGCTGGTCGTATTTTTACGTTGTTCTTTCTAAGAAATCTTCCAACAGTAGAAGAAGAGATCCTTAACTCTTGACCTATTTCAAAATATGTTTTTCCTTCTTGATAGAGTCTAACGATATCTCCTTCCAAATGCTCTGTTCCATAGAATTGCTTCCTTTCTGGAACCCAATTCAAGTCCATAATCTTATCTAAGCCATATTTTTTATATTTTTTTAGTCTCACTGAAAGGCAAGATATACTACATCCAAATTCATTGGCCCATTCTGTGATTGATTTGCATTTTCCATTCCATTCGATAGTTTTGGAGTTATGTTTTTTGAAAAATTCTGATTTACACATAACGAAACAGTTTTGTGGAGAATACGTTGTTTTTCCATCTTTTAAAAAGACCCCATCACCATCTTTATATCCATTTTTTATTGCCCATTTAACAAAATCTTTTGCCCCGTTTCTCCATAGATCGCACACTGTGTGTCCTAATTCTCCATGGTATTTATATCGACAATCTTCTGTCCTATAGCAAGATGCAACCATAGCATTCCTACAATGATAGAGGGCCGCTTTTCTGATATCAGTATGTTTTGTTCTTAGTTGATGGGCTGGCGGGTATTGTGTGGTGTTAACCCATTTTGAATTTAATTTCCTTGCAAGACATCCACAAGATCTTGTAAGTGGCCTTCCTGATTTGTTGGTCAATCGAACTGATGGGATTTCTTTTTCCTCTCCACATTCACATTTACATAACCACCAACGATGTTGATCTTTTCCTGGAACTTCTTTTACGACAGTTAATCTTCCGAAGATTTTATCTGTGAGGGTGGGGCTTCTTCGTTCCATCTTGCATTTATAACATTCAAATGAAGTTCCCTTGCATTTCATTACGGAAAAGTAATCAGCTCGATATTTTTGTTCTTCTCCACACTGACACCTAGCTTTCCAAAATCTTTTAGACCCAATGTATTCATGTTCTAGAAAAGTCAGTCTTCCAATGATTTTCCCGGTTAGATCATTAAACTTTACCATGTTTTCTCTAAATTCCAGTTTTTCGGTTTTTCTGGTATACTGACCTATCGTGGATATCATGAAAACAATATTGTTGACGTCAACAATAAGGTCTAAGAGTCATCCACAACATCTTTATTCACCAAAAGTGCCGGTGGGCCAATCCAAAGCCTTTGCTGCTTGCTCTATTTGATGAAACCGCTGGCAAATAAACCTACAGGTCTTTCGGTCGTACTCTCGTGTCCACTTTCGTCCATCTTGGAGTCTCGTGCTAAATATGAGGATACTCTCTGACTTTTCTTGTATAATCCAACCCTCAGATATTTGGTCAGATATAAGTTGTTGTTCCAAATCTTGTTTAACATCTACAACCAATTCAGAATGAGATTGGGAAGCCCATCTTGTTCTATAGCTGACAGTTTCGCTTGGATTTGCCATAATACTCCCCTATTTCATAACCCTTGTTATTGACACATGATTCCATGGAAGTCTTTTTCTGTTAAGGATATTCATCTCTTTGAAGTCATTAGCAATTTTACGATATGAGAGTCCAGCGTGCCTTTGTTCTTTTATTTTAAAAAGGATTTGCTGCTCTTTCTCATCAGGCTCTAAATGTATATTGTCTATACATAGCCGATATCCGTAAGGTATATGGCCGATACGTTCACCCCTCTTCTTCTTTACTTGAAGGGCAGCTTTAGTTCTAGCGCCTATGATTAATCTTTCATATTCTGCAAACGCGTCCACCATACGCTTCATGAGAATTGAAGAGGGATCATTATCTTCTCGCACATCACTGCTTGCACTGATTAAGCGTGCTTTCTTGCGTTCTACAGCCCTCTCAATCATTGCATTCACAATAGGGTCCCGGCCGATCCTATCCCTTTTTGCAATTAGTAAGACATCGTCTTTATCCAGTTGAGAAATGGACTCAAGAAGAGCGGGACGTTTATCTAGCTCTAATGAACCACTAAAACCATCATCCATGTATTCTAGAACCTGGTGTGAGGAACCGGTCTTAGATATATAGGAAAGGCACATTTCTCTTTGAGCTTCTATTCCAAGTCCAGATTGAGATTGTTGATCTGTGCTAACCCGCAGATAAATAACGTATTTCATTTTTCTCCTTCATAATTGGTTGTGGAATGGGCATCCAGTGTGTTACTTCAGCATTTTTGAAATCAAAAGCATCGACAGTGTAGTGGGGAAAAGACCATAATTCTTCTTCTTTATATTTATATAAAGCAGTCCATATTCCACTACCCTTCACATATGTTAAAACACACGCACAAGTTAGTGGAAGCTTATTTTCTACGCTTATCCAATGAGTTTTATGTGCCCATCTTATGGACTTGGCCATGTGTTCTTCTGCCTTGTCGACATGTGGCGTAAGATTAATATTCAGTATTTTTACAGTTGGTAAAAACCATCTTTTAAATTTACATCTGGCTTTTTGTATAGCTTCTTGAATATTTTCAGCCTCAACAGCTGTTTCTATATGTTGTATTCTAGAGGTAACCTGAAAGCATATTATGCCTCGATATTCATTCATTTTGCGCTTCCGATTAAATTTTTCAGCGCTAATGATAAACAATATGATAATTGTCGAAAAGATTAAGATATATTTTTATTGTTTTCTTGTTCGAGTGGTTGTGGTAGGGGTATCCATTTTGTCACGTAATTCAAACAAACCTGTTCTTGGGAATCGTAGAAGTTTTCATCGAAAGCCAACCAAACGGCATTTTCTGTTCTTTCAAAAGATCCAAAGTAAGGATTTTCGACCCACACACGTACTTCTTGCATGTGTTTTGGTAATGCATCATTAACACTAATCCATTCCATTTTCATTCCTTCATTTTTTGATGGTGGAGTGGGTGAGTCCACCCATTGATTTAAAAAAACGGTATAGGTGTTGTATCGGGCTCATAGCCATCTAATAAATCTTCATTTTTGACTTTTAGTTCCGGAATCACTTTTCTCATTTCCCTCAATATATTGAATGCTATAATTTCGGCGCCTCTATCATCGGGATGCACAAAGTCGTTGGTATACCATAAAATTATGTCTTCATATAAAAAATTAAAAAACTGAACTTCTTCACTTTCTAATAAAGTGAAAACATTTTCAAACTCACATAAATATTTTCCATTGTTCTCAGTGATTTTTGAAAAAAACGAGGTTTCTATGAAACCGATGAAAACAGGAATTGAGTGACGTTTTGCTTCATAAATCATTGCAAGAAAATGTCTATAGACCATGTA